TTGTTTTTTGCGGCAGGAGGTTGACGTTGTGGACGACGAAAACATTGTGAACGAAATCGAGGATACCGAAGCAACGGAACCGACAGGTACCGAAGAAACGGAACCTACAGGTACCGAAGAAACAGGGACAGGAGCGTCTGAACGCCCGGTGCAGCTTCAGGGAAAGCGTAGCACAAGCGATCAGAATCGGTTTCTTAAGATGCCGCCGATGGATCTGCATGGAAGACGGCAGATCTTCACAAACGAGAAGGACATCACAAGAGACAACGTGCTTCGCGTTCTGAACAAGGCATTGGAGACTCACCAGACCAACCGGGAAGAGGAAATCTACCTTGAGAAGTATGCCCGTGGTGTCCAGCCGATTCTTGACCGCGTGAAGGTCTACAACAAGGAGATCTGCAATCGGATTGTGGTCAACATCGCATCGCAGATTGTTGCATTTAAAAAAGCCGAGTTTGCAGGTGAACCAATCCAGTACGTCAGTCGCGGAAAGAGCAAACAGATTCCTGAAAAGATCGAAACGCTCAATTCGATGATGCTGTCCGAGGGAAAGAAAGCCAAGGACCTGGATCTGGCCGGAAAGATGTTTACCTACGGCGTCGGATATCGGCTTGTCATTCAGGACCAGGGTGATGAAGACGACGAGTTCGACGAAGCTCCGTTCGAAATCTATATTCCGGACCCCAGGAACACGTTCGTGGTTCGCTACAACGACGTGTCAAAGCGCGTCGTGATGGGTGTGACCTATGTGTATCTGGACGAAGCAAAGAACAAAGTCCGGTATACGGTGTACACGAAAAACGTGATGTTTGTCATCGACGGATCATCGCAGCGTGCGACGAAGATCGTTGACTTCAAGGTTCACAACTTCGGAATGGTTACGCTGATCGAGTACCCGTGCAACAGCTCGTACATGGGCGCATTCGAAGTGGTGCTGCCGCTCCTGGATGCGATCAACCTGACTCAGAGCAATCGCCTTGATGGTGTTGAGCAGTTTGTGCAGGCGCTGATGGTCTTTGACGGCGTGGATGTCACAAGAGAGCAGTTCCTTGAACTGAAGGATCTCGGTGCCATCAAGCTGCCGCCCACAATGGAAGGTGGAAGCGGCGGTAAAAAGCTGTACTACCTGAACGATCAGCTTGACCAAAGCCAGACGCAGACGCTGGTTGACGATATGTATCAGACGGTTTTGCAGATCGTCGGTATGCCGTCTCAGGGCAACGCCAATACCTCTGACAGCTCCAACAACGGCGCGATGATCGTGAAAAATGGCTGGTGGAATGCAGAGGCACGGGCACAGGAGACGGAGGGTCATTGGACGGAATCGGAGACCGATTTTCTGAGAGTCGTCCTGAAGATGTGCAGCGATTCCGACTCTCTGACCGGACTGAAGGTTTCCGATGTGGAACCGAAGTTTGGCCGTCGCAGTTACGAGGACAAGCTTGTAAAGACGCAGAGCTTCACGACACTGCTTGATTCTGGTGTACCGCCTATCCAGGCATACAAGTATTCCGGTCTGGATTCTGATCCGGAGGCTGCGTCTTTGCAGTATGAGGAATACCGGGAACAGCAGGATGCCAAGGCAGAAAAGAAGATTCAGGAAGAACTGGATGCCGAACGGGAAAGGATAAGAAATGCCGACAAGGAAAATGCCCGAACCGTACCAGATCGCGGATCTGAGCCTTCGGAGCCTGAGCAGGACGATTCTGAGGAGAACTGAGCAGAAAAGGCGAAGGCTGAGTCTGCTGAAGTTTGACGATCTGAACGTGATGAAAGAGACCGATGCGCTGTATGAGCAGTTTGACACTGACTGTCGGTCAGAGCTGAAAGCGTTATACAGCGCACGGTATATGCAGGTATGGAACTGGCTGAAAGGTGAACTGCCGGACGACGATGAAGTTGACGAGTTGGTTGAAATGTACCTCGCGGGACTGTGGGACGAGCCAAACGAAAGCACGCACTACGCTTTCGGACCAGAGCTTGAACGCAAACGTGACCGGGCCAAGGAAGCAATCATTGCTGTTCCGACGCAGACGCAGAAACAGCTTGAACTGGAAAAAGCCTCCAGATATGTGATTCAGCAGTCCGGGTTTTATGTGGACATCACGTCCCAGGACGCTGAAAAGCAGGCGATGGTGAATGCAGGCGTGAAGAAGGTCAAGTGGAACATCTACGGAGACGACAGAGTTTGCAAGACCTGTCATGACCGGAACGGAAAGATCTATGAGATCGGCAAGGTGCCACCGAGACCGCATCTTCGCTGCCGGTGCTACCTGACACCTGTGATTGACTGAAGGTTACGCGCACGGCGGGTTTTGATGCTTTACCGCCGAGCGCTCCTTCCTTTCATCCGTAAAGCCCCATGACCGCTGGCCCGTAAAAGGCTAAGGGATGAAACGAAAGCGGTGCCGTGAACCGTGTGTTCTGTCTCTTTCGATAACCTCCAGCAGACTGCGGGTAAGTCGGCTTCTACAGAGCGGTGTGGAGAAGTCCAGAATCTCACCGGTTTCATAGTACCGGAGAACGCAGGAGCAAAGCCTGCCACCGCGACCATGCAGGCGGATAGATCGACGGATCGAAAAGCAGCAGCCTTCCTGCCTTCCGCTTGCACAAAAAAATAAGCGCACCGGAATGCAGTGACATACCGGTGCGCATGAAGGCAAAACGATACAGGGAGGCAGTATCCAATGGAAGAAGGCAAGATTGTCAATTTCGCGGAAGCTGCAAAGCAGAATGCGGAAAAGACCAAGACAGAGGAAAAGCGGCTGCGGCTTGACATCATTGTGCCGCACTGGAAGGAACCTTGGAGTGTGTGCCGGTACCTGTTTGAGAGTCTTGAGTGGCAGATCGGCATCAATTTCGATGACCTGCGTGTGATTGTTGTCAACGACGGAATGCACGAACCTTATGAGGATATCGACGAGCTTCCCAAGTTCCCGTTTGAGGTTGTGATTCTGAAGAAGGAACACGAAGGCGTATCGGCGGCAAGAAACTACGGGATGGATTACACGGACGCTGATTATTTCATGCTCTGTGATTCAGACGATGGTTTCCTTAGTGCTCTCGGCCTGCAAATGGTCTTTCAGCAGATGAAACTCGGTTTTGATTATCTGGTAACGCCGTTCATCGAGGAGACCAGAGACATTGCCGGGAACTGGGCGATCATCCGTCATGACGACGATCTGACGTTCATGCACGGAAAAGCTTACCGTACAGCTTTCATGCGCGAGCACAACATCCGCTTTGACCCGGCAATGACGATCCACGAGGACGGCTATTTCAACATGCTGTTCTACACGACGGCAAAGCACGATGGGATGCTGAGAAGCACGAAAGTTCCGTTCTATCTGTGGCGGTGGAATGAGAACAGCACGGTAAGGACAAACCGAGAGGACTTTGTGCTTCGGACATACCCACAGCTCATGCAGACGCGAGTCGGGATCAGTCGGGAGCTTAAGAGTAGAGGATACGAGGAAGAGTACAAGGCTTCGACGGCAATGACCGTACTGAACAGCTACTACGACTTCCAGAAACCGCGCTACCACATGGCAAAGAACGCACGGTACCTGAAAGAAGCGGAAAAGGCGTTCAAGGCGTTCTGGTTTGAGTTTAAGAAGGACTTCTATCAGAACACCAACGAGTTTGTCGGAAAAGTTGCGCAGGAGGCTCGGAACAACGCGAGAGAAAACGGCCTTCTGATTGAAAACGAAACATTGCGTGAGTTCCTGAATCGGATAGATACAAGCGTGAAATAAGGATGTGACAGACAATGATGCTGCATCGACATATGTCTGAAATGAGCAAACCGGAAGAAAAACCTGCACCGGAACCCGTTCGGACTACCAGGCGGAAGCGCAGGGGGAAACCGGAGAAGATCGCGGTGTCGGTGGGGACACGGAACCTCTACGGAGACCTGCAAGTGATGTGCAAATCACTGTTCATGCGGTCGGACGTGGACCAGGTGTATCTGTTCATCGAGGACGACGAGTTCCCGCTGGAGATGCCGGAAGAAGTGACGACGATCAACGTCAGAAACCAGACATTCTTCCCTCCAAACGGTGCGAATTCAAACACTCACTGGAGCTACATGGCGCTGATGAAGACGGCGCTGACAAAGCTCCTGCCGGACGTGAGCAAGGCGCTGATGCTGGACTATGACACCATCATCGTGGACGACATCTCTGCGCTGTGGAACACGGATCTGGAAGGCTGCTACTGGGCAGGCGTCCCGGACAAGGGCGTGCACCGGAGGCCGGAGGAACCAAAGTATTTCAACGCTGGCGTCGTGCTGATGGACTACGACCTGATCCGCGACAACGGCATCGACGACATGATGATCGAGGATCTGAACAAGGTCCACTCTCCCTATATCGACCAGGACGTGCTGAACAAGTTCTGCACGGGCCGCGTCAAGGAAATTCCGGTCCGGTACAACGAGAGCTGCGTGACCGGCAGGACGGAGGACCCGGCTATTGTCCACTACGTCGGGGTCCACAAGGCCAGAGGCGGCATCAACGAGGAGCGGCGGCACTTCTATGAGGAGGCCAAGGCGACGCCCTGGGAGGAAGTGGCGAAGGTCCGGATGGGCCGCTACGGCAAAAATCTCACTCTACCACAGTAAGGGATATTCGCGGGCAACCGCAGGCAATATCGGCGGCAGAGAAGTCGCCTTACAAAAATCGCACTACGGGAGAGAGAACTTCCTTACCAAACGCAAAAAATACGTCAGAGAAGACGGAAAAACGCAAAGGAGAAAAACACCATGGCAGAACTTGACACCACTGTGACCACCGAAACCGAAGCAACCGGAACGGAAACGACGGCAACGGAAGCGGAAACCGAAGTCGATAACAAGGCGGCAGAGAGTGCGGAGATTGCGCGGCTGAAAGCGGAGATGGCAAAGCAGAAGGCCGCACTGGACAAGGCGACGAAAGAAGCCAGCGAGTCCAAGAAAGCGCTCCGGGCGAAACAGACCGCTGAGGAAGCGGCTGCGGAAGAAGCGAAAGCCCAGCAGGACGCCATGCGCCAGGAGCTTGAAACCCTCCGGAAAGAACGCACGGTGGCTGCGACAACGGCAAAAGTGATTCCGCTGGTCGGAAACAACGAAGCCGCAGGGAAGATCGCGTCTTACCTCTACGGTGCGGAAGACGCGGAAGCGGCGCTTGACGAGCTTCAGAGGGCATGGACCGCAAAGGAAAAGGCGCTGAAGCTGGAATATAGCAAGATTCCTGCACCGGCAGCGGGAGGTTCAACCGGACCGACCGTGACGAGGGAGCAGCTTGACGCGATGAAGTACACGGAGCGTGCCAAGTTTGCCTCAGAACACCCCGACGAGTACGCAAAACTCATGGGGAGGACATAACGAAATAAGAAAGGATGAATAATCATGGCACAGGTAAGTACAACTGACGGAACCTATCTTTCCAATCTGTTCAACCCCCAGGTTGTGGCAGACCTCATTGACACGAAGCTCATTGACAACATTGTCTTTGCGCCTCTGGCAATGGTCGACAGCACCCTTGAAGGACGTGCGGGCAACACCGTGACGCTGCCTTATTACAGCTACATCGGTCGTGCCAGCCAGGTCTCTGAGGGCTATGACATCGACATCAAGCAGCTCACCCAGCACACCACTGCGGTGACCATCGTGAAGTACGGTATCGCCACCCAGCTCACCGACGAGGCCGTGTTGTCGGGCTACGGCGATCCGATCGGCGAGTCCGCCAAGCAGATCACCCTGTCCATCGCGGACGCGATTGACAACGCCCTGCTGGCCGCTCTGGCCGCCAACACCGCCACCGCGCAGAACTATGCGACTTCCGATTCCACCACGGCTCTGGCCGCTGCGGATATCCCCGAAGCGCTGGCCCTGTTCGGTGAGCAGATCGACGACACCAAGGCCCTGCTCGTTCCTCCCGCCTTCTATGCGAAGCTGGTCGGGTCCAACTGGATTCCCGCTTCCGAGATCGCGGCGAACGTGAAGATCCGTGGCGCTGTGGGCATGGCCTACGGATGCCAGGTCATCGTGTCGAACCGCCTGACCGCAAGCGGCAACCTGTACATCGTGAAACCGGGCGCTCTCGCCCTGTTCATGAAGCGCGACACCTTTGTGGAGACCGACCGCGACGTTCTGAACCAGAGCACCGTGATCGTCGGCTCAAAGATGTGCGCACCGTACCTGCTTGATCCCACCAAGATGATCAAGATGTCGGTCGGCGAATAATCGGAGGACGACACAATGGGTATGATGCTTCACAGACACTTTGAAGCGGAAAGGGCGGATGAGCGTGAAGCATCTGCCCCTTCCGAAACCGCTGAGAAGACCGAGGTCGTGACGGAGGAAACTCCGAAACGCCGGACCCGGAAATCGAAACCGGCTGAATAAAGCCGAGAAGGGAGCGATAGGATATGACGATTCTTGAGAGATTGAAAATGAGGACTGGCGAGACCAACGAGACTCTGCTGAACGACCTGATTGAGACCGCAAAGAATGCGATTCTGTCCTATCGCTTTCCTTACGGCGATTGGCCGAAGGACGATCAGGGGAACACCTATGTGGAAGACCGGTATATCGACCTTCAGTTCCGGATGGCGATGGATCTTTACAACAAGATCGGCGCTGAAGGACAGACGAGATCCGTCGAAAACGGGATTACCCGCGAGTATGACGCATCCTGGATTTCCAAACAGCTCTACCAAGAGATCACACCGTACTGCGGGGTGTTGCTATGAGAGGGCTGAAAAGGAACCAGCAGTCTTTCTGGTACGCGCTGTATTCCGGAGAGACAGAGCAGACGGACGGTGAGGGGAACTATACCGGTGAGATCGGACCGGTCTATGCAGTGCCGGTGCAGATGGACGCGAACATCTCCGCGTCACGCGGAAACGCCGAGACGGATCTGTTCGGTGTGGACGTTCAGTACAGCAAGGTCATTTCAACCTGCGACATGAACTGTCCGATTACCGAGGAAAGCGCGATCTGGATTGGCCGGAATCCGGAAGACGCAGATAAGAATCCAGTCCCGCACAACTATGTTGTGGCAAGAATAGCCAGAAGCTTGAACAGTATTCTGATTGCCGTGCAGGAAGTAAAGATCACGGGTGCCGGGGTAACGCCTGAGCCAGAGCCTGGTCCTGAACCAGATCCGGACCCCGATCAGGACCCCGATCCTGATCCAGATCCTGATCCAGATCCGGGACCGGATGACGGAGAGGGATAAGCCATGGGTAAGCATCGAATTGAGATCGACCCGTTTGATCCGAAGAGCATTGACGAGGCACTGAAGACCCTGAAAGAGATCGAGAAGAAGTTCAACAGGAATCTTCCGAAGTTTCTGAAGGAGATCGCAAAAATCGGTGCAGAGGCGGCAAAGCAGGAGTACGGCGGTCATGTCCGGGTGGAGGCCCGTCAGGTCGGTCAGGACGAATGGGTGATTGAGGCAAATCATGAAGCCATCGTTTTCTTTGAATTCGGCGCTGGCGCAGCAACAGACAGCGATGCACGGTATGCGAAGGAAATGCCGTTTCGTGTAGAACGGGGTTCTTACTCCGATGAAAACGAGGGCATGTATCAGGCAACTGACTATCAGTTTTGGGTGTTCGGCGGTCGTGAGTACACGGAAATCAAGCAACGGCCAGGTATGCAGAAAGCCTACGACGCCATCATGAGTCAGTGGCAGGAAGTTGCAAGGAGGGTGTTCGGATGAAATACAGCAAAAATGCAGTGTATACCAGCGTCCGAAACGCGGTCAAGACGGTCTATGCAGAAGCGTATGTTACCGGAACGATTGCGGCAGTACCCGCCAAGTCTCCGGCTGTCATGATGCAGGAAATCGGATACTTCCACAACTCCGAGGCGGTTACGCTCGGTGGTTCTCAGGGCGTGTGGACCAGCACCTTTGAGGCGCAGGTCTTCAGTAACAAAGCCAAAACAGGCATGACGGAGTGCACCACCATCATGGATACGGTGGTAAGCGCGTTTGTCAGCCTTGGCTATGTCCTGACGGCAATGAATATTGTCGAGGATGGAAAAGATGGAAAAAACCGGCTGACTGCCCGTTTTCGCCGTATATGCGGTGATGGCGAGGCAATGCCGACATCGTAAGGAGGGCATCAAATGATTTGTCCTTATTGTCGCAAAGACACCATGGGCGAAGCGATTTGCCCGCATTGCAAGGCGGCTCTTCCTGTCGAAGTGAAAGCAGAGGCACAGAAGGCCGAAGGAGAAGCTAAGAATACCAAAAAGAAAGGATGATTGACATATGGCAGGAGAAATCTCTACTGCTGGAATCGGCATCAAGTATGCTGTCGAAGCCACAGCCCATGTGCGGCCTACCACTGGCTATTCTGCCAAGGCAAGCGGCGCGACGCTGAACATCGCGGATTTTGTGACCGGAATTTCCGGTCTCGGCGCAGAGTGGGAACAGTATGATGTGACCCCGCTGTCGGCGAAGAAACGCCACAGCTTTGTCAGGGGCCTCATGAGCAACGACGGCAACATCACGTTCAACGTGAACGTCAACCCGACTTCCCGTGAAGACTGGGGCAAGATCGTTTCGGAGTTTGCCACCGCTTCGGCCAGTAGCCTCGGAATGTGGTTTGAGGTCACCTTTGACGGCGACGCGCAGAGCTGCTTCTTCAGGGGCGAACCCTGTGAGATGAACTTCCCCGATGTGGAATCTGCGCAGGCTGTTCAGGGTACGGTCCAGATCATCGAGAATGACTGGACCGGCTGGGCGAGCAAGTCCACCTGATCGGGGAAACCGAACCGAATCAACAGGGGCGGCGGTGGTAAAAGCCGTCGTCCCTTCTATATTGAAAAGGCAAAACAGTCTGAAGGAGGCTAAGACAAACCATGGCACAGAAAAACGAAAAGACTCGGATTGAGTTCGATTACGAGAATAAACACTACAAGCTGGAGTTCACGGCGGCGTCCATCAAGCGCATGGAAGAAGAAGGCTTTTCGCTGACCAAGATGGGCGACAAGATCATCACGAATACGGAACTTCTCTTCTACGGCGCGTTCTTTGCGAACCACCCGACCATCAGTAAGAAGAAGGTCAAGGAGATTTACAAGGAG